TGACTTGGCCCAATGAGGTATTTCATCCTCCTGTCTTGGCTTTTCTTTTTCAGCGTCTATTTCCAAGAATTTATCTACTAGCTCATCAGGAGAAAATCCGTATTTTTCCAAAAGCTTAATTGGGTCGCTCTTGTATGTAGTGTCCTCCTCGCTCTGCCTAGCAAGCTCTTCCTCTCGCTGCTTAATCTCGGCTTCTCTTTTCCGAATATGCTCATCTCTTTTTGTCAGCTCATGATACTTACTAAGCCATTTATCTTTAGGATCTTGATTATCATCTTGGTTTTGATTTTGTTCTGAAACTGAAACAGAGCCGCTATTTTGGATTTCAGTAGTAATATCATTGCCTTCTGCTACTGAAGTATTTTGCTCGGCATTTCCTTTATTCAAGAATGAATACAATTCTGTACCCGATTTTTGTTTGATTCTAAACTGCTCTTTTGGCTCAGTGGCTTTATCTTCTTCTGACATGAATTCTCCAAAGTATTTAAAGTTGTTAGAGTGATATTATTGACCACTAGTTTAAATGTCAATAGGAAGACCTAGGACAACAATCCTAGGTCTAAATGTGAAATTTAAGCAGGTATTTCAGGAGGGATAGACTGCTGTTCAGCAGGCATAGGCTGCATTTGTTGCTGCATTGCTTGGCTTTCTGCCTCTGAAAGATCGATGAGTCTCTGGACATCTTCCCTATATCGAGAGATCATGTCAAGCACATCGTCAGGAGCATTAGCATTCAGAGCCTCCAGGAAGTATTGAGAAGCTAGTTTTCTAGCTAACTTTAAATCAACATCAGGATCAGGAGATTGGTATTCCTCTTTGTGGAGTATGTTGTAAAGGTCTTTTTCTATTACCCTTCTTCCAGCCAGGGTTAGGTTGGCATAATTTTCAAGATCTGGGAAATCTAGTAAGTCGAACCCAGCTTCTCGATCGATATATTGAGCATTGACCAGCTCTTGTACTGCCTCGATACGGCCTGATGGAGTGTCAGGCAGCTTTGACGCAGGAAAGCATTGCATAATGTAATCATCAGCATCCATTCTGACGTCTTTCCATGGCACTTTTTGGATGAAGGACTTGTCTTTCAGGTAGACTTCAGATTCGTCATCATAAAGGTCTGACGCCATATCAACTATGATCCTGGATGCTGTAATATGCGACTGCTCATAACATTGAGAAACTATTGAAAATCTTTCTGTTTCCACGTCTGAAAATTCACGAAGTGCTTTCCCGGAATTAAGGCCGGCCGGCTTAACTCCTCCAGCGCTCATAGCAGATATACCAGCCTGGAAGTATGCTTTTGATTCTAGAAATTCTAGATATTTGTAAGTGTCACTCGACGCTGCTTGAGGCGTGAAAAATATTGGTGGCTGGTTTCCTTGGAAATAATAAACGCTGCCTATTTCATTATTAAGGTCGGCTGACATGCTTTTTTTGAGATTTCCTGCTGTCGGAATAAACGTGCGCGGCTTAGCAACAATATCATGACCCTTGCTAATTGAGGTCATTAGCGATCTAATCTCTAGTTGAATTTTCTTTAGATCCTCTGCAAGGGATTCCCCATAGAACGAACCTGTGGAGTTCCGGTATCTGAAAAACACATATGGAAAATAGTCTTTATCCCAATTCTCATATGCCAAAGTAGCGTTCTCTATAAATACCGCTCTTCTCCCGTTTGTTTCTCCATCGAAAGGCAACTTATAGGCTTCGACAACCATAACTAGATCAGAGTCAGGATCTTCCTTGCTCTTTCTTGATCTTGACAAGAAATCTGTAGATGCGCCAAGTATCTCGCCTCTTTTATTAGGATATTTAGCTGCTAACTGGAATTTATTAACTAATCTTACATCGAATATTTCAAATGGATTTTGATTTACAATTGACTGAGATCTATGGACGATAATAGATCCCATTGGAGCTAATTCAGATCTAATTTTTTTCTTTTTCTCATCTTTAAATATCTTCACAGCGCCTAGCCTTGTGATAGCTCCATGAAGCCATGCGCTTTGTGCTTTCTCGTAAAATCCAGATTGGTAGAAAACTCCGCTAACAAATTTAGTAAGGTCTTTAGACCTTTGTCGTTTTTTGTAGTCACCATCGGAAGTAAGATACTTCGGCTTAGGCTTAATTTTAGCAATTTTGGCCTGAAGTGTAGTTGAACATGACTTTACTATGTTCAGGCTGTTGTTATATTTATTTTCCCAGCCTCGATAAAGGACTAGTGATTCATCATTATATAGATCTATACATTCTGACACCCTTCGCCTCAGATCCATCTGCGAGTTAAATGCATTCTTAACCCTTCGAACCAGCGACTGGTAAGCGTTTCCGGTATCGCCAACGCCTGGCTCTTCTTCCCACCATATTGAATAGTCTGAAATGGCGTTTTTGCCATGCTTGATAAGAACAGAAGAATCTTCAGGTTTTTTTAATGTAATTCGTTGTTTAGCCATTTATTTTCTCACTTTAGCGCGTTAAAAGAAAAGTAGTCGATTTGGCTTTCCATTTCTTCTCCTCGGACTGCTTTGCTTGGAGAAGGCGTCTCTTTATTGTCTTTGGATCTAGCTATATCATTGTTTTTGTGAATGATGTTGTCTTTTATTTGGAGAGAATAGACATCATACTTTTCCATTATTTTTAAATACTGCTCTAATTCTTCAGGAGTCATTATGCCATCCCTAATTTTTGATCAAGTTTATGGTCCCAGCTATTCTGTAATTCTACGTCTGGCTCTGGATCGATTATATAATTACATGCTAGACGCCAGCCGTAAAGTGTAGCATCACACAAATGATTAGCGCACTTAGCTTCTTCTTCTAATTTGCCTTTGAATCTCTTTTCTGCGTCCCATACCAACTTAGCATATTCTTCTCTAAGCATCTTAGTTTTATCACCAGCCAATATCTTTATTTTCCCCGTAAGAAAATCTGCATTCATAAGCTCTATGTAATCATGCTTTGCCGATTTCTCTGCTATCTCTAGCGAAATCTGATGTCTATTGATCATCTCCTGGACGCCTTGCTTGTTAGCTCCATCAACAACAACAAGGCAATCATGTTTTTCTACGTATTTTTTAATAAAATTAGCTGTATCAGTAAAATCGAGGCCAGGTTTTTTGTATGACTCAACGACATATAACGTGTCATCATACCCCCTATAGCACATTAGAGAGAACGACGTATCATCATTCCAGCCAAGATCAACGCCAAGGATATATTTCCATTCCTGATCAGAAAATTTATGAGCAGGCAATCGATCGATTACATTATTATTTTCAGAAAAACTATATACCAATAAGCTCTTGTCGATACACCATTCATTGAGAAAGTGCTGTCTAAATAGCGGATCATTGACGATATCTGGGTTGGCTTTTATGAGATCATCGACTGTTACTTGAACTTTGTCCTTCATATGAGGGTTATCTTCCCAACCCCATTTAAAGACATCCCATCCTGGTTCTTCGCCAGTGACAATCTTGTGATAGAAGGTTCCAAGCAGGTTGGACGTGGTAGACAGCAACGTTATAGTGCCGTCATAGTCGCTCATCGCTGGGATTAGGGTCGCATGAACCATCTCCCTTAGATCATGCTTGAAGAATGCAGCTTCATCGATAGCAACGTATGAATAAGCCTGTCCGAGAAGCTTTAAAATCTCATCTTTGTTCTGGTCAGCACCACCTAGATAAAGAACAGATCCGTTTGGCATAGTATAAGATAGTTCGACTATATTCTGTTTTAGGTTTATCCCTAACTTTTTTGCCATCGGTATCAAAATGTCTTTGACGACGATTCTTTTGGCTGATGCTCTGGTTTTGGCTAGATATAGAGTGGATGTCCCTGGCTTTGCGATCATAGTCATCAAGATATCCATGATGACACCAGATGTTTTCCCTCCTCTCCGAGAACACTGGAGGGCTTTTCTTTTTGATTTTGAGGTTATGAACTCCCATTGCTTGGCGAAAGAAAAAATACTCCAGTCAATATTCTGGTTTTTCTTTCTCTGCTCAAACTCTTTGATGGCATGTTTAAGCACAAGCAGGTTGTTCACTTTATTTTATTCCCGTATCTACCCTCAAAACAATCAAACTTTCCGGAGTCGTAGAGCTTTTGAATCTCATCCCTAGGTTTATCTGACTGCTTAATATAGATCACTTCTGTGCGCTTTCTATTTTGGTCTGATTCATCACCTTTTTTAGATCTATCATACCCTACACGGCCTTTAGCAGAACAGGTAGCCGTAAATTCAACTTTAGTCCAGGTCTCTGGATCGAATAAATGATCATGATTATAACAAGAGATAATAGCTGATCCTTTAGAAATAGTTAATAAATCAACAAGATTTTTTAAATCGTCTTCAGTATATCCGGAGTAATGTCCTTGAGCGGTGCTCGGGTAAGGTGGATCACAATAGAAAAATGTTTGTGGGGAATCATATTGTTTGATTACAGTTAAAGCGTCTTGGCAAGTTATACCTATTGATTGCATACGTGAAATATATTTTGTTAAATCTTTATTTTTATCCCAAGAGGCCTGCAGGTTTTCACTATAGGTCCCGCGCCC